TTCATCTACTAAAAAGTGCCTTCCTGGAATACCATAACGCTCCTCAGTCCAAACAGCATGTACGGACTCTGATACTCGTGCGTTGCCTTGATTCTCGATTGGGTACATAACGCCAAATGGCTTATCCCTTGAATCACCAGCTAAAAACAATGGAGTGAAATGGGAAAGGATCTCATATTCTACTTTCTGATCTACTTCATTCCACTTACTACGAAAGGCCATATTACCTAATAAAAATGTAAGTCGCTCCAACATCCTGCGTTGCGCATTTAAACTATGTTTATCAATGAAGTCCATATACTCATCGCTTGTACGCATACGTGGTGGACGTTTGTAGGTCATCGCACGTAAAGAACAAACACGCCTAGTTAAGTTATTCTGAGGCGTTACGGCTTGACGCAATGTCTCTGCACCAAAAAACTCACTCACATAATGATCAATATTAATGCCTTCATAGAAGTCCATTAAGTAATCACGTTCACGAGTACGCTCGTCTTCGATGTATTTTAACTGCTCTTGCAGTGCGCCTAGTAGTGCGCCTTCTGATTGATCGGATATTGTTAGCATAGTCTACCTTTAAAAGAAATCGATGACACCAGCGTGTCTGTTTTTCATTGGAAATAAATTAGTTAATAAAAATCTAAGTGCATCGCAGTGGTGATCAAACTTACCATCTTTCTTTGGTTCATGGCGCAGTGTTTGGTCTTCTCGATGCTCTGGATAGTGATAATTCTCGTAGGACTCAATACTTTTCTTGCATTTAGGATGAATAAAGAAGTGTGGCTCACCATTGGCATCTTCAAACCATCTGCGCACATGCGATACGCCAGACACTACATTTCTTGTCACTGCATCACGCTTTATGCTGACTCGTAGACCATTATTTGCAAAGACCTGCAAATCACTAATTCCAGACTGCAAATTTGTGCCACTTCCTGCTGGGTCTCCCCATATACCAGTGTATTCATATCCTAGTGAGTTTAACTTCTGCGCAAACTCTTCTGTGCGTGTGTTTTGTAGGTCCACTTCATCTATCTGATGTATATCAGCAAAATTCTTATCTCGATTGTGCATTTGAACGACTACTGCTGCGCTGTGGCGATAGCCAAAATCTAGACCAACATATACTGGTTTAGATGGATCGTACTTTACATCTGCTCTAATTTGCGTATCTCTATTTAATGGGTATACTTTTCCACTATAAGATTGAAATTCGCAGAGAATCTCCTGTAAGTATGTTTCTTTGGTCAAGGTGCGCTTTAATTCTTCGTGGTCATCTTTAAAATATGGTGATAATGTACTAGGAAATCTCCAAGACTCCCAATCTGGATGCTCTTCTCTTTTCCCAAAGTCGTAGAGTTTGTGCAGGTAGTTAAACCCACGAGGAGTGGAACAAAATAATGCCCAGCCTTGTCTATCTGCCAACGTAGGTCTTAAATACATCTCAAATACATTCCTTGGTATTAATGCAGCCTCATCTATCACTAAGTAATCGCAACCTTCACCAATCAAGGATTCTTGGTTCTCTGCTGACTTAACAGATAACTCAGAATTGAGTCCAGCTAACTTCATATAATATAAGTCACCTGAAATCTCTTTCTTGGATTCTAAAGGCAAACGCAATTGTGTCATTACCACTCGCTTCACTTCACGAGCAATTTTGTTCGCAAGCGCATAGTTCGGACCTACGATCCAACCACGAGTATTCGGTGTTAGTAACCAGGGCAGTATCTCATGCGCTGCCATAAAACTTTTTCCAGAGCGTCTCCCCATTAAGCAGACGCGAAACCTCTTTTTGCTGTTATGAACGTCCAACTGCTGTGGAGTCGGGTTGTATCCCAAGATCTTCCATAGCTTTTGTTTGTTCATTATTTGTTTTATCAACTGGGTTCTCCTCGAATCCACACTCCTGGAGTACGGATTGTAGGTTTGTAGTCATGTCAACGGCAGTTTTGTCACTCATACCTAGGTAGTTCTTCGCCATGAATATCTGCATAGCAATGGAATTATTCTCCATCGCAGATGTCCACATTGCTCTACGCAGTTTGAACTTCATGTCTTCACGACCTGCTTCATACTGCTCTTTGAAGTCTTTGCGTATGTATGCTTCACTAACCTCGAAGTATTTGCCTATGTCCATGTACTTGCACCCAAATGATGCGAGCATTCGTACTTTATCTGGATCTACTTTCTTTTTCTTCATCGCTATTAGCTTTTTCGATGACATCACCGATTTTCTTTAATGTTCTGCGCCAGTATTCCTTAACGCTGGATTCTGTGATCTCCATCTCCACTGCAATATCTACAAACGTATGACCTAACGTGCGTTTCTTGAAGACACGCAGTTCTTGTGGAGACATTAAATCATAAAACGTGTGCGCAGCGAGTTGAAGGTGGCGCAGGTTAGGTTCAACCATGCCACTACGGAAGACTAACATGTGCAGGTGGTAGCGATCTGCGCGATCAATAGCATGCAACCATTTGTCTGTATTTTCGTCTGTTAAGTTAGACCAAACTTCTTCCATATCTTAATTTACGCATGTGGTGTTGACAAAAACGAATAGAAAAAATTTAAGACGCGGTAAGTGGCGCAAATTGGGTTTTGCCTTGGTATATCCATTTCAATTATACATAATAGATATTATGCGAAATTATTTGTAGCTATAAATCTTGATATTATTACACTTAGTTTTTTGAGCATAAAAAAGAATTTAAAACATTGACACTTTTATGAGTTCGTGTGATTTCTTTTTAATTTTGTTTTGTGTGATAAATTTTATCTAGTTAGGTGTTGACACATATATATATCTATACTAGATTTTAATGCGCCGTGAGAGAGCGCAACAACTAAAGAGAGAGAAAACAAATGATAAAAGATATAACTAATACATTTATTCAATTGATTTTAAAAGATTGTAAACAAGACATAAAAACAATTAATAAAAAAAATGCTACTCAATATTATATAAATAATAATTTATGCGCTACGCATGAATATATAGACACTAATATGTATTTATTAAAAGCAATTAGAAAACATAATATAAACTATAAAATAAGCTCAAATGAGTTTTTTACATTATGTAATAAAATTCATACTTTAGCTATAAAAAACAATTTTAAAGAACAATAAAAGAGAGAGGTAATAAATGACTAAAACTAAAATGACTCAAGTCTTTGAGTTTATTAATACAACTAATAAATGTACTCATAAAATGCTAATTACATTTATATGCAATATGAATGACGTTAAATATTCAAGTGGCTACTATGGTACAAACTTGGCAATAATGAAGAGAAAAAAACATATTAAGACGGATATTAATGGATATTACAAACTAACTAAAAGCGGTAAAAAACACATCAACAACCCATATAAAGAAACATTACAAGAGGTAAAAGATAATGCTTATTATAATGGATATTATGACGGCAAGCATAAAAATACACAAATGTCTATTAATAAAGTAACAGATGCACAATGCATGGACGCAATTGAATATCTTTTTACTAATGGATATACAAAAGAAATGACACAAGATAAAAGACATTATACAGAAATATTATTAAAAAAAGTTGCTAATTGTTATGGTGTAGAATTAGTTAACATCGATAAAAAAGAGAGGTAATAAATGAAGCAATTACGAACAATACAAGTAAAAACATTAAGCGCAACTAATACTCAAGGCTGTCGAATTAAATTAATAGATACGTTTTATAATGGTAGAAATTCAGAACGTAAAACAACCGTAACAATACCATACAATTACCATTTAAACGGCGCAATTGATCACGGTTTGCAATTTTGCAAAGAATGTAATATTAATATAATTGGTTACTCATATAATACAAGAAATTACACTTATAGCTTATTAACTACTGATTTTAAAACAGAACTAAAAAAAGAGAGGTAATAAATGACTAAAAAAGAAGCAATTAAAATAATAGGCGGTAATTTATCAGATACAAGTAAAATGCCGTCATATAGCATTAATTTAAGCGCATTAGATTGTATAACAGGTTCAAAGCTTGTAAATATAAAAGGTAGTGTATGTTATGGTTGCTATGCTTTAAAAGGCAATTACGCACGTTACAAACTACCACAAAAAATGCAAGCGAGTAACAAAGCGCATAATATAAACAATGGACTATGGATTGAAGCCGTAGCATATCTAATTAATAACCAAGGTAATAAAAAAGATAAAGATTATTTTAGGTGGCATGATAGCGGAGATTTACAAAGCTTAGAACATTTAAAAAAGATTGTAAAAGTTTGTAAGTTAACTCCAAATGTTAAACATTGGTTACCTACTCGAGAGTACAAAATAGTAAAAGATTATTTAAAACAGAATTTATTACCTGGTAACCTTACAATAAGATTTTCAGCGCATATGATAGACACGGCAGCCAGTGCAGTTGATGGAGTGCAAACAAGCTCAGTGCATAAAGAAACTAAAGTAATTGGTGTTGAATGTAAAAGCTACCAACATAATAATAAATGCAATGATTGCCGTTTATGTTGGGACAAGTCAATTGATAATATTTCTTATAAATACCATTAAAAAAGAGAGGTAAAAATGTACGTAATTGTAGAAACTAGTGACAGTTGTGACCCAATCATATACGGAATGTATAAAACTAAAGAAACGGCAGAAAAAGCGCGAAAAAACAAATATAAACGTTTTAGTGAACGTGATTGGAGAAATGAAACAATATTAACAATAACCAAAATAAAAGAGAGTTAGTAAATGAATAAACTATTTAAACTCATGGATATTTATTTTTTATTATGTGTTTTAATTGCTTTAGTGCGCCTATGTACGAAATTGTAATTTATTTTATAGTTGCGTTAATATTCGTGTATTCAATGGACAATTAACACACCATAAACAAAGCGAAAAAGAGCCGTATAAATACGGCTCTTTTTTTTGCCTAGTATAAACCAAGCAAAACAATTTAACGAGCTTTAACGCCTAAATTTAAGCTTAAAAAACAAGATACAACTTCACACATGAAACGACGTTTAAATACTATCATAATTCAAAACATTGACTAAATAACGTTAGATATTTATACACTTTTTTACATCTCATAACTTGTATTTTTAATCCTATTATACATAATATAAATTATATAAAATTTTTATTTCGATTTATTTTTTGATCATTTTTTGCGCATTTTTACGCGTTTTTTGGCACTATTTGGTGCTTATTATATTATATGCTCAGGGTTATTATATTATACTGGCGTGGTTATTTTTTTTTCTTCAGCATTCTGTTCCGCCACGCCAACTTGTCACGACTCCACATTCCAATCCAGCATCGATCTAAATTGCAAACTCGTGTGTCTTCATACCACTCAATCACCATGCTACAGCGCAGTCCATCACTAGCCATTAATGCCCATTCGCAGGATTTATCCTTTTTCTCCGATAATGGACATTTT